CGTAATACCTGGTTAAGCAATTCCCCTATTGTTTACGTACTAATAACCAGGTGAGAGAGAGCCGCAGCAATGCGGCTTTTTCTTTTGTCCTGGTGAGTTTGTGATCACCAAGTCAGAAGAAACTAGATTAGATCACCGTGAAAATTTTCTAGATCGTAAATTTCTCCGTGAAAGTTTTGGAGATCGGGATTCCTGGAGAGACGTATCCACTCTATTTTAAGCTGCGAGTAGTCGATTTGTAGGGCGAACGCATGCTGAAGCAGTCCAGGACGAACCGCCTACGATTCGCCGCACCGTGCCGCACTACCCACACACACGAAGACAAAGCAACATATAACCCGCATACCTCAATCTGCCGGTCGCTAAAATATGTATGAATTAGTCAATTTATACCTGGCAATTTGTGGAGGTGGTGGGAGTCGAACCCACTGTTATTAGATGTTTATATGGGATAAGATCTAACACGAAACCAGTACACCCCCGTCTACAGTATACACTATATAGTGTAGTCTATGACCACTATATGTGGTATAACTACCAGTAGTATGTTATATTACGTAGATCCTGTAATATAACAGTCGAGCGCTCGGCAGTCGTAGCAATCCCTGTGTCACTCCCAACCCAACGCAGTTTATTAAGTGCAGTAACGTAAAAATATTGTCTCTCTCTAATAAATAAAATGTGAGGAAGATCCCTCAACGGACGACTAAGGCGGTCCTGCTAGTCCAACCACAACTCTTGATTATCATCATATAGTGTTTGTATAGGCAGGAACACTATATTGCTTATCCCAGTATGCTACACTATACCATAGAGATATGTCAAACAAAGAAAAAATCACCATCTGCACAGCAGACAACTGTTTAGTCCCTTTACCAGAAGGTCGTAAGAAGTATTGCAGTGATAGGTGTTCTAAAAGAACACGACAGAGAGCGTGGAGAGCAAGTAAACCTACAGCAGAAATACAAAACCCCAAGCAGGTAGATGAGAATGTACAGAAAAGAAGAGGTGATTATTACGCTATTATGAAACAAAAAAATTTTTTCAACGACATTATTGATGGTAAGAAAACCAAAAAAGAAATAGCTAATATATTAAGCTGCAGTCCATCAACAGTATCTAGGGCGGTAGCTGCATACTTAGAGGACGTAGAGAAAGAAGCACTGCACGAAAAGAGGGGGGATCCCTTCGAGCTGCAAGCGGACGTAGAGTCCTTTGTAAAGTTTAGAGATGAATACTTCTTAACAGAGCGAGGAGAAAAATATGAAACACCTGACTTCCAAAAGAAGTGGATAAGTGCTATCTTAGATAGTATAAAGTTTGGTAGAAGACTAATGATCTTGTCTCCACCTAGACATGGTAAGACAGATCTCTTAACTCACTTTTGTGTCTACATGATATGTAAGAATCCAAACATACGTGTTATGTGGTGCGGTGGTAACGAAGACATTGCACGTAACTCTGTAGGCGCGGTGCTAGACCATTTGGAGAACAATGAAGGACTCATACAAGATTACGGAGACTGGGACGGATTTAGACCTTCTAATAGAGGTGGAAAAAGTTGGTCGTCCAGTCAATTTACTGTTGCAACTAGAACAGTCTCTGGTATTAAGTCACCAACTCTTGTCGCAATTGGAAAGGGAGGTAAGATCCTTTCCCGAGACGCAGACCTTATTATTGCAGACGACATCGAAGATCATGGAAGTACTGTGCAACCAAGTGCTAGAGAAAACACCAGGAACTGGTGGACCACAACGCTACAGTCACGTAAAGAGGAACATACAGGAATGGTCGTCATTGGATCAAGACAACATCCCGATGATCTCTACCATCATCTCTTAGAAAACAAAGCATGGGAGTCTATTGTAGATAGAGCGCATGACTTAGAAATACCTTTAGAAGACGAGACACTCGATCACAAACCGCACATGTTATGGCAATCTAGGCGATCACATAAATGGTTATTAGAACAGTTAGCTGCAGCAGAGACAACAGGCGGTAGAAATATATTTGAAATGGTATATCTTAACAAAGCAGTACCTGACGGTATGGCATTGTTTACAGCAGAGATGATTGATAAATGTATAGACAAGTCACGTAAGCTAGGAGACATACCACCTGGTACTACGCTTATTGCAGGACTCGATCCTGCTAGTACAGGTTATCAAGCAGCAGTACTATGGGCATACAATATTAAAACGCAACAAGTATGGCTTGTAGACATTAAGAATGATCAAGGTGGTGGTGTACAAAAAGCACATAAACTTATGAAAGAATGGTACGACAAGTACTGGTTAGCACATTGGGTAATTGAAGAAAACGGTTTCCAAAGAGCTATCGGACAAGACCGTGACATAAAACAATGGGCAGCTAATCATGGTGTACGTTTAGAGGGACATCAAACATACAAGAACAAGTGGGATCCTACATTTGGTGTAACCAGTATGGTTGGTATGTATGAACAAGAGAAAGTAAACATACCATACTCTGACGCGACTACGCAACGTAAAGTGAATGTCTTTAGACAGCAGTTAATATATTTCTCACAAGCAGGTGCTAGTAACTCACGTAACGTAGGAACTAAAACTGACTTAGTTATGGCTAGTTGGTTTCCTATGAAACGAATACGTACCAATGTAAAAATGATGTTATCTGAAGCAGAGAGTGACTATAATCCATCCTATAGTTATTATAAGCAAAGTGAATACAACGAGGTTTTTTGGTAATGCTAAACGCAGATGAGCTGTTAATTAAAACAGACGATTTAAAAGGAATGCACGAACAAAGCGGACATTTCGAGTATCGTGATAGAGTACGTTCTATTATGAATGGTGGAAGCAATGGTATCTCTGCATTACTAGGGCAAGACGCTAAAAACTACGACATCGATTTACCAATACCTAATCTTATTAATTCAGGTCTTGAACACTTAGCACAGAAGTTAGGACGTATGCCTGACATTAAAGTAGACGCTTATGCAGAGAGTGAGCGTGCAAAACAAAAAGCAGAGAAGCTAGAACGTATTGTTACAAGTTTAGACGCTTCATCTAAAATGGATATGCAGTTACCACAAGCTGCACGATGGTTACCTGGTTATGGTTTTTGTGTATGGATCATTAGACAAAAAAAATCACCTGAAGGAATCATGTATCCACATGCAGAGTTAAGAGATCCTTACGATTGTTATCCAGGATACTATGGCGCAGATCAACAACCTAAAGAGTTGGCGTTAATACGTTTAGTACCTAATCAAGTTATCAAATCAATGTATCCTAACGCTAAAGTTACTGTTGATGAAAACAGTGCATTTCCATCAGGGTATAGCAAATTTAAATACCATGACGGTTTTAACAGAAGTTGGGACAACCACACAGGCGATGGTACAGAGTTAGTTGAATATTATGACGAAGAAGGTACCTATGTATTTTTACCTGAAGCAAAACAAATATTAGATTTCACACCTAATCCATTAAAGTCAGGACCACGATTTGTTGTATCAAAACGTTTTAGTTTCGATAGACTATCAGGTCAATACGACCATGTTTTAGGTTTGATGGCAGCTATGGCTAAGATCAACGTCTTATCCATAATTGCAATGGAAGACAGTGTATTTACTGAAACAAATATTATAGGAGAGCTAGAGAGCGGGAATTACAAAAGAGGTAGACTTGCAGTCAATTACTTAACACCTGGTTCACAAGTAGCTAAACCACCAAATAATATACCGTATCAGTTGTTTACACAAATAGACAGAATAGAGAGACAGCTTCGTGTTGGATCTAGTTATCCAGTAAGTGATGACGCTATATCCCCTAACAGTTTTGTCACTGGTAGAGGGTTGCAAGAGCTATTATCATCCGTTGATCTAAACGTAAAAGAATATCAGCTATCATTAAGAACAGCTATAGAAGAGCTAGATTATAAACGTTTAGAAATGGATGAAGCGCTTAATGGTAATACTAAAAAGCCATTAGCAGGATATCTTAACGGTACAGCGTACGCAGAAAACTATACACCAAATAATGATATTACAGGTATGTACAAGACAAGACGTGTCTATGGTGTTATGGCAGGATTCGATGAACCTACAAAAATTGTTTCAGGTTTACAATTGCTACAAGCAGGTATTATAGATAAAGAAACCTTACAAGAAAATATGGATGGACTAGACAACGTTCAGAAAATAAATGATAGAATACTTAAAGACGAAGCAGAGCGAACATTGTTTGAAACCTTAAAGGTACAAGCAAGTCAAGGAGATCCAAAAGCAACAATGGCATTAGTACAGATATATAAA